ACATTAAGTTAATTGCTAATGATGCTACATTTGGATTAAGAGCAGAAGATATGCCTTATGTAGATACTTGGGAAGATACAGATGTACCTAACATGGTAAACAATTGGTTAAATCAATTTGCAGTTTAATAATGGGAGTTTACATTAAAAGCAGAGCAGGTACACCAGCATTTGATTCTGATGCAGAAACTTTTATAACTGCTGCAGGAATAACAAATGATATTCAAAAAACAGCTATAAACTTTTTAGTTGTTTATACTAAAATCATTGGAGTGTGGACTAAACTATCTGCTTTATATCCTTTTGTTGGTGGTACTGCATCAAGCCACAAATGGAACTTAAAAACTCCTTTAGATACTAATGCAGCTTTTAGACTTAACTTTGTTGGAGGTTGGACACATTCTTCTCTTGGTGTACAAGCTAATGGAACAACAGGGTATGCTGATACATTTTTTATTCCTTCAGCACATCTTACAGCTACTACGGGTATGATGGGTGTATATACAAGTACAGCAACATCTTCTCCAGGTACTGCATTTGGAGTAGTAGATAGTGTTGTTGAAGGATATGCGTTACTAATAAAATTTTCAGGGGATAACAATTGTTATTGGTCAGTTCACGATAATCTTTCACAAGGTTTATTTGCAAATAATAACTCATTAAAAGGGTTATGGTCTATTGGAGTCAATGCAGCAAATACAGCACAAAAAGTTATTTATAAAGACAGTACACTTATAACAACAATTGCAAGAAGTACAAATGCTGTTCCAACAAGTAGTATGGTTTTTTCTGCAAGAAAAGTTAGTCCGTCAACTATTACTAACTACGATAACCGACAATATAGTTTATTTTATATAGCAAATTCTAATTTAACATCTACTGAAATGGCAAACTTTTACAATGTTATACAAGCATATCAAACACTATTAAATAGACAAGCATAATAAAAATGTTGGGTGGTATCTTAGACGAAGAAGAACTAAAATACCTTACAGGTAAATATTATATAGATGGGCATATTTTTACTCCATTACGTATGACAAATGGAACTTGGATATTACCTTTGTATCAAATACATTATAACGAAAACATAGATTGCTGGTGGGTTAAATATTTAACTATAACTGAATATAAATAAACATGAAAACATTACTATTACAAGTAGATCAAACGGTTTTAACAAATCTTACAAACTATGGAGTTTTAGGCATTTTTGCTATTTTGATGATTGGCGTTATTTACTTTATGGGCAAACAGTTTTTTGTCTGGCATAAAAAAAACGAAGCAAGAATACAGGAACTTGAAAAAAGACTAGAAGAGTATCTTGTAGAAGATCGAACAAAACTAATGGAAACTGTTGCATCAAATAATCATGTCATTGAAAACAATACATCAATGATGAAAAAGCTTCTTAACCTTGTTGAAAAACTTGAAAAATAATATGTTCAACTTCCTTAAAGAAAGCACAGACTATAGTTCAATGCGCGTTACATTATTACTTGGAACGCTTTGCATTTGTCTATTGTCATTGGGTATTTTTATTTACCTAATTATTCATGCAGTTAAATGCTCTTCACTTGACTGGTCTGGTATGTCAATCTTCTTGACATCTATAGCAGCGTTTGCCGGAACCTTGTTGTATGGAAAAGTGCAACAGAAAAAAGTAGAAAAATCAAATATTGATAATCAAAACATAGAACAAAATGGCCAGAATGTTTAACTCAAATAAAGTACGTTCTTTCTTTCAAAAGAAAAAACAAATACTTGTAGATGCTTGCTGCGATACAGAAACTTGTTGTGATGCAGTAACTGGAACACCTTGTGGATTTAATATTTATTTCACAGATAAATTATATACCACTAGAACTGAAATCACAACAATTCAAGCACCATTTATAGGTTATGTATCATCTGCCCCTGGATTATTACCTATTAATTTTGAAATATATGCACAGGCATCTTCACTAGATATTAGCAATATAAATGTTACCAATGTCAATAGTGGACCTTCATTGACAACATTACCAGCAACACCATATACATTAGCAGCTAATAGTTATGGTGTTTTAGCAGGAATTGTAAATAATTCTCCAGCAGGTGGTACTTGGGTATTGGGACAATCTTATAATTACATAATTACATTCACAATTACATGTGGTGCAATTGTTCAAAATGCAACCATAAACTTAACAATTAAAGCATAATGGCACTATTCACAAAAAATCCAAACAGTTATGGTCTTATAGGTAAGAACATGAAACTATATGCAGCATGCTGCACTGATACAGATGCTTGCTGTGTACCAAAAACATCACCAAAACCAGATCCAAAAGATCCACCAAAAGATTCAAAAAGATAATGAGTAATGTCATAGACATTGCCGGATATAAAATAAATGCCCAATCAAACATTATTCTTGATGGCACTAAACCAGTCAACAAAAGATATTATCGATCTTCTTTGTTGCCTGAGAACATATCTTGCTATGATGACCACATGTGTAAGTTTCAAAACGTAGAGTTGTTTCAGCCGGTAATCTATGACCTTGACAACCCTATGCCAAAATACAATCGCGCGTGGGAAGTTTATGACAATCCAAATATTAAAAAGAAAAAACTGATACGTATTAACTTTCCAAGACACTACATGGAATGGTGGTACGAACAACGCAGAAGATGTATCGAAGGCTATACCATTGGTGGAGTTCATCTTACTGGAGCAAACTATTGGTATTTAAACTTTTGGCGCATTAAGACTAAAGAAAAAGGTGCTGGTCTTATACCGCCAAGGTTTGTTGATATGGACAAAGAGTTCTTTGATTTACTGGAACAGGCTAAATTAAATGATAAAAATCTACTTTGTCTTAAGCGACGTCAGATTGGTTTTACCGAAAAAATGGCAGCATTATGCGCTCTTGAAGCTTTGCTATATCCATCTTCGCAGACATTGATAGTAGCCGGTCTTGATGACTATGCTACTAACTGTTTTAATAAAGTTGTTATGGGTATAGATGCCTTGTCGCCATACTCACAGGAGCAATCAGGCAGAGAGTTTTTCAAACGCAAGCTAAAAGATATTCCTCAGTACGTTAAGTTTGGCTTTGAAGCAACAAGTGTACAGAAAGGATATCTGTCAGAAATATTTGCCATAACTACTAAAGATAATGCACAGGCCGCATCAGGTAAATCTCCAACCTTAGTGTTTATGGAGGAAGCTGGTATCAATCCACTTTTAAAAAGAGTGTACAATATGATACAACCCTCTATTGAAGAAAATGGAAAGCAGAACGGCCGTATAAATGTCATAGTTGGTACCGGTGGTGAAATGAGAAAAGGTGTTGCTGATTTAATGGATATGTTTTATAAGCCAGACAAGTATAATCTTTTGGCAGTACAAAACACTTATGAGCCTGGTGCAGAAAATACAAGATGTTGCCCATTCTTTCCTGCATGGTATTTTTATGTTATGGACAATGATGGCAATAGTTATAAAGAACCATCACTAGAACTTATTAAGCAGAAACGAAAGAAGATTGGTAACAACAAAAAAGATTTGCACGAAAACAAAACACAGATGCCATTGACTCCTACAGAGGCATTTAGTTCATCTGGTTTGTCACCATTTAATACTGAAAAACTAGAAAGGCAACTACAAAAGTTATTATCAGAAGAATGGGAAGAAAAGTTACAGCAGGGAAAGTTTGAAGAGATAGTAGAACATGGCAAAATAGTTGGGGTGCGCTGGATTGCGGCGCCAATGGGTATGGAAGATGCGTTAGATCATGAAGGAGATTTTATGTACCCATTTATTATAATTGAACATCCTGATAGGCCCGAATACGTAAGTTCTATTGGATATGAATACTACACTGGTTCTGGAAATATCCAAGGTTTGTATGGTGCTGGCACCGACTCTTATGATAAAGATGAAGCAAATGCATCAGACTCAGAGGGTTCATTTGTTGTGATGAAAGGATATCATTCTTCAAACAAAACATCAATGATGCCTGTTGCCAGATTAACCTGGAGGCCTGTAAAGAAAGAAAAGTTTTATAAGCAGACAGCATTGGCTTGTATGTACTATGGTGATTGTGAAAACTTGATAGAGTGGTCTAATATTGCTATCTTTGACTGGTACAAAAATAATGACTTTGACCACTTGTTAAAAGAAAGACCTGAAATAGCTTATGCTACAGTAAAGGATAGTAAAGTAAATAATAGATTTGGTGTTGACCCTAATACTAAACCAGTATGGATTGAACACTTTTCATCTTATGTAGAAGATTATGCGGACAATATATATGACCTTGTAATGGTTCAAAAACTAAGAGACTTTCGTTCTAGAGATCATAACTGCGACATTACCATATCAGTTATGTTAGCATACGAAGGTATACTAGATGACATAAAAAAAGGTTATGATAAGGTGGTAGAATCAACAAATAGTGTTATGTTTACAGGATATATGAAAAGAAACGGCAGATTACAAAGAGTATGATATACGGAGAGTTTTATCCAGTGCCCTTAGAAAGCTTACCAAAAGACGAGCAGGAAAAATATGCTAAGTCTTTAATGGACAGCTATATAGAGCAGAATCACAGGGATGGTGGACTTCAAATGAATGTACCACTTGAAAGCACTTCTGTCCGTTCTCGCATGGACAAAATAACCTATTGTCGCGCTCTTTGGAATAACGAACTTGATGATGCAAGGTTTGGTTATCTCTACAATAAGATAGACAAACAAATACATGATAGTCAATCTGGAATAGATGACATTATTACTCTTGAGATGCCTGCCCGGGTGCGTAACATTCCAATAGTAAGGCCAAAACTTCAAGCACTTATATCTGAAGAAATGTCAAGACCTGTTGTTACAAAAGTAATTGGAATGACAGATGAAATAGTTGGAAAGAAACTAGAAAATATTAAAAATGACATTTTAGATAAGCAACTACAAAAAATAAAACAGAATCAACTTATAAATGCAACTAATCAAGCTTTGATTCAGATGCAACAGCAAATGATGCAGCAGATGGCGCAAGACCCACAAGCGCAACAGATGATTATTCAGATGCAAGTTGAGTTAGAGCATTTACAAAATTTATTACAAAATGATATTGTAATAACAAACGAAGAGGTAAGAAGAATCAGAGAATATTACCAGTACTCTCATAAAGAGTTTGAAGAAAAACTTTGTTCACAAGCATTAGAAGAGTTTATTGATAGCAAAAGATTGCGACATCTAATGAACAACTTCTTTGAGGAAATGATGATTACTGGTGAGCCTATTTGGTATTGTGATTGGGAACCTGGATTAGCTGAACCCGAAGTAAGATTGA